CCTAAAGACGTTTTCCTATCAGGGCAAGGCCGAGTTCTTACTATGAAACGCACGTCGCAGATGACTGACGCTGAGCAGATACCGGCACCTAGGATAGACCCCTCTGTTATACAAATATCAGCTTCGTTAGGTGATGAGATCACCAGCATTTCAGGCGTAAATGAAGAACTTTTGGGTTCAGCTGAAGACGACAAAGCTGGTATTTTGTCTATAGTCAGGCAGGGAGCTGCTTTGACAACCTTGCAAACATTATTTGACAACCTAGACAGAAGCCAGAAAATGCTAGGAGATCTTTGCATTGATGCTATCCAGGCTAACTGGACACCAGGCAAGGTAAAAAGAATTCTTGATGACGAGCCCACGCCAGAATTTTACAACAGAGCGTTTGGAAAATATGATGCTGTAGTTGAAGAGGCTCCTTTGACCTCAACACAGAAGCAGCTTGGATTACAACAATGTCTTTACCTTCGTGAGATTGGTATTCCTATCCCAACAGAGCATCTACTTAATCTCGTTCAAGTACCAGACAAAGACGACCTTATCAAATCTATCATGCAGACAGAGCAAGCGCAGCAGAAGCAAGCGCAGCAGATGGCGCAGCTACAGATGCAACAACTTCAAGTTGACAATGAAACTAAGCTGTCATACGCACACAGTCAGGAAGCCCTGGCAGCTGAGAGAATGAATAAGGTTCAACTAGATGCCGCAGTTTCAGCAGAGAGGATAAAACGCGCTGATGAAGATCGTTCATCTGCAATCCTCAATCTAGTAAAGGCAGCCAAGGAGCTTAAGAGCCTTGATCTAGAGCAGATTGAGAAAGCTCTAGCTCTAGCTCAGGCAATAGGGGCTGAAGAAGAGCCTATGCAGTCTATGCAATCTCAAGCTCAACCAGCTATGACTTAATGAAAAAATGTGTAGTAAGTAAAAGAAAAACGTGTTAGATAAACAAATATTTTGATATTGATATCTCAAAAGGAGATTTTATATGGCAAAGTCGTTTGTAGCAGGACATGATGAAGGAATCGGCAAGGGAGCACCTTCCAACATGCCTCAAGAGAAGATTCATGTTAACTACCCTAAACAATCTCAGTACAACTCTGGTGATCTGGATGATACCTTGACAGGTATAGACAGCGCTGTAAACAAGTCTGTAGGAAAAGCCTCTCGATTCAAGTCTAACCAGAAGTAACTTTGTGATAATGATAAGAAAGAGTGGCAAGGCTCAACAGATAGCTGAAAACGTGATGAGACAGAAGGGTGTTAAGGTCGAGAAGCCTACTAAGAAGTTAGACAAGAAGCCCCTAACAGGGCCTTACCTACAACATTGAGGACAAATGAAGCATTCAGACGCTGCTGAAGACCGTAAGATGATGAAATCATACGTGCCTAAGAAGAAGATAGCTAAGCATCTTGCAAGTGATATCAAGGAGCAAGCCCACGGTATAAAGAAAGACGTGAAGATGATGAAGTCTATGAAGAAAGGCTGTAAGTAGGCATGTCTTCATGTGATAGTAATGATAGTAAATACATATACAACAAGCACGGCCAGAAATCAAGCCGAGTTGGACAGGCTGTTCTAGACATAAAAAGTAAAGAGCAGCCTTCATACACTGTAGGCGAGATTCTAGACGCATCGGCAGAAGAGTACGTGAAGTCGATGGAAAAGGCTGTCCAAGACGGACTAGAGAAGTTTAAGTCGCCCTTCTACGTGCTTGTTCTCACCAACAAGGAGTTCTGGACTGATAACGTTGTCAGAAACAGGATGATTACCAGACAGACAGCCCCCTACGCTAGCGAGATGATGATTGCATACCCCAATTTCTCTAAAACCTTGTATGCAGTCAACGCAAGCAAGGGCGAGGTCAAAGTTGCCTGGTCTTTACCTGGCTGGCAAGACTGTAAAGTAGTAGCCAAGAACCCTCACCTGTACGATCAGACCCTTGTAGGCTGGATACGACAGTGCGGAGAGGGTAAGCTAGACCTAGACAACTATGACTATCTTTTTACACGGTAGCAGTAATTTCTCGTAGTCGGTCAGCAAAGACTTCCTTGATCCTGTGCAGCTCGCTGTTCGGGCAGTAGTCGTACATGTAAATCACATCGTCCATACGACTTATTTTGAACGACAGTCTTTCCACGACAGACTTCGTGTCCATTTTACCTTCTCTCTGCGCTTGTCTTTCTACCTCGTCAATTGACTTGAAATAAGGTGAAAGTTGAGATGGTTGACACCCTAGGACATCGCTTATGTACAGGCTCATAGAAGTAAACTCCCTTTTTGTAGTGGAAATTATGCACACACAAATGTTTTAGGGAAGCCTTTTTCTTATCTACATGCAGTAATACATAAAACTATTTTGACAAAATAAACACACATATGCTATTGCAAGGTTATCTTTTCAAATAATACGTTGGCAACGTGATAGCCAGTTTGAAGAGATGAATTAAAGAAATTGCGTAACGCCCTCGCAAGGCAAGGAGTTATTTTGTCAGAAAATGAAGAAGTGGCCGTAGAACCTCAGGTTCAGGGTAGCGACCAGCCCGAGACAGAAACTCTTCAGGAACAACAACCCCCGCAAGTTGCGGCTCCCAAAAGGGACGCTGAGTACAACTTCAGGGAACTTCGAAGGAAGCTTGAAGACAACGAAAGGGTTATGAGGGAACAGGCAGCTGTTATTGAAAAGCTAGCGTCGAAAGCAGAGCCAGAACCCACGCTTACAGATGAAGACTTCGTCACTGTTAAAGACCTCAAACGTATACAGCGCCCCCGTGAAGAGGCTCTCGAACGAGAGAGGACTAGGTACAGGGAAGAAATCCTCAAGCTGAAGTGTCCAGACATAGACCAGGTGTTGTCTAAAGAAGCCATCGAAGAGTTTGAACAATCTGAACCTGAACTAGCTCAACACCTCTCAGAGATCTCTAGCGACAAGATTAACCTCAAACACATGGTTTACAGAATATTGAAGGGAAGACAAATGCCAACACGACCACAAAGCGTGGAGAAGAAAAGGGCTGAAGACAATGTCAAGAAGCCTGTATCAGTACAAGCAGTGGCTGGAAACTCCCCTATTGGTAACGCCTCGCTGTTTGAAAACGGTTTTAGTAAGCAAGACAGAGATCGATATTGGAAAGAAATGCAAGAGTGTATGAAGAGGGCTTAGAGAAGTTTCAGGGTAAACAAATAGGCTTTAGAAGTGTCTATAACCACAACTTCATTACTAACAGCGCCCGTACAGCAGAGCTTCAGCTTTAAGCTCCTGTCGGTACCAGTTCCATATATGATCCACAAGATCCCTGCGGAGCTAAAGTCAATGCCCCGCAATGGTGGTACTACTCTCAGGATGCGACGTTACAATCCATTGGCACCGGCTATGGTACCTCTAAGTAATTCTGGAGTCAATCCACCACCTCAAGTGCTTTCTAGCGTTAATATCGACGGCACTATGTCCTTTTACGGAAGCTATATCCTGTTGAATGAACAGGTCACTCTACAGGCACAAGATCCGGTTCTCAATGAGGCTGCAGCCCGACTTTCAGTCTGCTTGCGTCAAACTGAAGACCAGCTTATGAGGGATGAGCTTAACGCCAGTTCGGCTATGATTAATGCCACCTCTGGAGCTGATGGTGACGTGCCTACCGAGATTACAAGGGCAGACGTTGACTTAGTAGTACGTACCCTACGTAACAACATGGCATATAGCTTCCTTAGCGGTGTGGAAGGAGAAAACCGCTTTGGGACAGCCCCTATACGTGATGCGTTGATAAAATATGCGCATCTAAAACCTCTTCTAATTGACTTGGAACTCCTCGCGGCGTAATGTGAGGACAACAAGGGGCAAGATATGAAATTAGTAAAAAAAATCATATCAGCCTGAACGACTTAACGAAGAGGATGCTAGAAATAGCATATGCGAAAGTCTGATCAGCAGCTATACACAAAACTGCTGAGGGGATGTCGAAGAACTCCCCCGCCAGTTATCCGGGAATTCCGGAATACTGGTCATAGAAGTAACAGAATGATTTTGGTCTTGGGCATACTAACTTGATAGGCCAGCTTGAGAACTGTAACGGGTTTATACAGAAGTGGAATTACCCGAATCAACAGTCCACATTAGACTCAGAGTGGGGTACAGTATCCAACGTAAGGTTCCTACTGTCTAATATAGGCTCTGTAACGCCCAACGCGTCGTTACTAGGTGCTGATGTGTATAACATCATGGTCTGCGGTAGGGAGTCCTTCGCAGCTATAGAGCAGGATGGGTTTTCTGCCCAGTTTATATATTTGCCGCCAGTGTACTCTGGCCCTCTGATGCCGAACTCGTCAGTGGGATTCAAGTTTGCAGAGTGCCCGAAAGTCTTAAATGACCAGTGGGTATTCCGCTTAAGAGTCACGTTGGCATAAGGAGGCAATTAACATGACTACACAACTAAATGCGATGCTCAGTGGAACATTTGTGTCTGCTGGCACATTGCTTCCTATATCACTGCCTACAGGTTACGACTCAATCGAGTTGATCAACATAACCGATATTGGCTCAGCAGCAGCAGCAACCCCAGTCATGAAGGCTAGGGGAACTTCTGCTATGGCCTCCGGGTCTGCCTATTACAGCACCAAGACCAACGGTGCTGCAACATGCGACCTTGAGATTACTACAGCAACAGGTGGCTTTACCTTCATTCAGGACTCCGGAGCGTTAGGGCTTGGAGCTAATGTAGCTATCACAGCCATCACCAATGCAAACCCTGCTGTAGCATCAACTGGTACGACCCCGTTGTTGGGGAGCGTCGTGAGGATATATTCCCCGACTACCATGTTGCAAGCAGGCGGTATTGACTATACAGTCACAGCTGTGAATCCTGGCGTGTCAATGACATTGGGATACTTAAACGCGGCTGGGTTCCTTGCAGCTGCAACAGCGGGTAGCTATCGCGTTGTCCCTGCTGATCCTAGATTTTATCCTAGGTCGAGGACGATCACAGCTATCAGCCAAGCTGCCAGCGCAGTGATCCAGCTCTCGGTAACCCACGGGTATACTGTAGGTCAGAAGGTGAGAATTCTTGTGTCAGCAGATTATGGTATGATTGAAATCAACAATCAGTTAGCCACGATCACAGCTATCAACACAACGACTAACACCATCACTGTTAACATCGACACTACAGGATATACAGCCTTCGCCTATCCAACGTCAGCGATTGCCGCTTTGGGTGTCACTCAGCCTCAAGTAGTGCCAGTTGGTGAAGCCGCCGTCACACCATACGGAAATCTTCTCGATGATGCCACAATCAACGCCTCATTCGTAGGTGTTGTCATCGGGACGACAGTTCAGACCACAGGTAAAACTTACCAGTGGTTTGCGCGCAGAGGTCAGCCAGTCTGATTCTAGGGGGTGGAAACGCCCCCTTTTTCTAAAATACCCTTGATGTAAAGTATTTTTTTGTTTA